AGTAATCGAGGAACTTGTTGTAGATGAGGCTGGCCATGGAATCAGGGAGTGGTGGCTGCGCCAGCGGCGAAGCTGACAGTGATGGTCAAGTCTGCGCCGAAAGCAGTCACGATCGGCGGAGCGTAGAAGCTCAGGCCAATCCTAAGGTCGACGCCGGCCACAAACTGCAGATCAGCCACCTGCGAGATCAGGCTCACGCTCACGTCATGCACTAAGGTGCAGCTGCTCACATCGGTTATAGGTCGATCCACCACTTCCGGCGGGCTGGCGTAACGCCATAGGTAGCCGCCTGTGATGTAATCACCAGGGGTGACACCTGACAGCAGGCTGTTCGGGACGTCAAAGGCCAGGAATCCACTCTCCTGCCCGTCGTAGTGATCGACGATCAGATCCTTATCAGCCGTCGACAGGGCAGCAAAGGTCACCTCGATCTGTTGATCCCGAGCAGAGTTGCATAGCAAGGTGGAGCCATAGAGTCCGTTCATGCTGCTGTGCTGCTGCACCTGGAACTGCGCCGGCATGACGACGCGAGAGGCAGGCGTGAGCGCGGGGAAGGTAGCCATAGGTCAACATTGCCACAGGTGCAGGGGGCAGAGCATCTGAGGGTTGCTACCGACGCGGGCCTTGGCCGGCATGAAGCAGCCGCATTTCTTGCAGCGTCGTGTTTTGTGGTTGAACTGCTCGCAGCTGAAGCAGGTGCCCAGCCGGTGCCGGTAGGTCTCGTCTGATGCGACACCGTGGCGAATGGCCTGGCCGGTGGTGACCACCAGGCTCTCGGCCATGTCGCGCATCGAGGGGGTTGGAGTGGTCATGAGCTGCTCCAGGTGATGTTGTTGGCGTTGCCTGTCGGGCTGAACTCCCATCGACCGCTGTAAGTGTGCGTTAATCCTTCGGGCCATCCGGGAGGCACATACATCCGTCGATCGTTAGCGCCACAGGCACATAAGTAGATGCCCTTGAGGGGTGCGTAGATGCGAAAGGCGGGCTGCAGCGATGGGAAGGTGGCCATGCTTAAGGAAGCTTTGTGTATGCGTCTGCTTGCGCTTCAGCCAATGTATTGCCATATCCAACTACGACTCCAGTCTCCCACCAAACAAAACTGACGCTTAAGGTTGATGAACTTACTCTTGGCTTTCCTACAGTAAAATAACTGGTTGAACCTACTGTCCCATCAGGTAGTACTGGTTTGAGTCGTTCCCATGTGCCAGAGCCTGGAGGATACGAACATTGATAGCTTGGTCGATTCCAGCTGTAGGTATTAGTTACTTGCCAAGAAAGGCCCCTATCAACGCTGCCAGTGGCACCGCCATTTGAAGTAAAAGTTAATAGGTATTGGTTGGTAATGACATCAACACTGCAATCTTGGCCAGGAGCACTTGATGCGCCTTCTTCATAGAGATTCTTTGCCCATGCAAGTTCATAGAAATACGGGTAGCAGTCAGGATTATCAGGCGGCTCGCAATCCTCGCAGATCACGCAGGTCTGATCGCCGTCGGGGTAGTGCGCGGTGATCGTGCCCACAAGAGTGGTTCCGGGCGGGCATGTGGGTGCGGGTTCGCCAACCTCGCCACAGATTGTTTGATTGGTGCAGACAGGCTCACATGGATCCACGGGATCATCCGGTGGCGTCGGGATTGGCGCCGGTGGCGGTGATGGCGGCACATAGCCACCCGGTGGTGGCTCCGGTGGTGGCTCGTCAGGCGGATCGCCAGGCGGGAACGGAGCGGGGGGCAGCGGTGGTGGCGGTGGCGGTGGGTTCGGGGGATCGCCAGGCCCAACAGCCTGGAACACCTCAGCAGGGACTGACGTGTCGGTGCTGCTGTTATCGTCGCAGTCGATCCCGGTTCTGATGTCGTCGCTGTAGTCGTGGCCCTGCGCGGTGGCCTGGGCCACGGTCAGCGCCACCAGGGAGCGGCCAGCAGCGTCGACAGGGAAGTGCGTGGCCTGAAACACGATCTCGCCGATGGAAGTCTTCTCGATCTGATCCAGCTCGTAGAGATAGTCGTGCGTTGTCGTGCTGCCGTCGCTGGCGTTGCGCTCATACGTCACCCGCACGATGTCGCCCTCCTCCAGGATCCTGTTGTAAACCTCAGGCCGACAGCTCCAGCTGATCGTGTGCGTGCTCCACTTCTGCCGTGCTCGCCGGTAGGCCATCGCCCGCACCGCATGGAGCTCATGTGTGCAGAACAGGCTCATGTCGTGCTGCTCGACATCGCCGCTGCTGCGATCATTCGCATAGCCCACCTCAGCGGTTCGGATGATCCCGAACGTGTCATCAGGCTGCTGCCGCCACATCGCCAGCATCAGCTTCGGCTTGCGCTGCTCCAGTGGCGTGAAGTCGATCTGAATACTGCCGGGGGTGATGAAGTCCTCGTTGAACTCAAACTCCCAGGGGACAGGATCGGTTGAGATGGCGTAGGCGCCGTCGATCGGGAGCAGTGGTCGCAAGCCGCGCTTACCGTCCACCCTCGTCTCACGCACCAGAAAGTAAGGGGCGTTTGCGCTGATGAAGTCATCAAGGCTCTGCGTCTCTTTGATGGCCATGTCGAAGTAGAGCTCGTTCGCATCGAGGAAGAGCGCAGCGGTCTGCAGCCGTGTCGTGTCGATCATGTCGGCCGGCAGCTTCGCGCTCACCTCCATGGCCAGCTTGAACAGGTCGGCGAAGTTGCTGCTGGGGCCGCTGGTGTCATCCGCCAGCCTGGTGACGGTTCGCCCTTCGCGGATGAACACCTGCACCTCAAGCGCCCAATCGCCTGACCCATCCGGGTAGGTGTTCTCATAGCTGAAGGTGGTCAGTCCTTCGCAGGTGCCCTTGCTGCCGCAGTAATCCGGCACGTTCTGCAGGGTGTAACCTTCGCGCTCGACCAGGAAGTTGCCAGGGTCCCAATCGCCTGCCCTGCGGTTGTAGGTCTGCGTAAACGATCCAACCCGGCAGGTGCATTGGAAGACGTCGCGCACCTGCACGCTGCCCATCGGGCCGTCGCCGAGGATCAGGTGATACTTAGCCGTGAGCTCATTGCTGGCGTCGTTCTCGTATCGAGCATCGGTTGCTGGTGGAGTGATAATCACGCCGCCACGGTCGCCCACACGCCTGGCAAACACGATCGGGGCAGCCTGGCCGATGACGGCTGCCTGTTGCCTGCCGCACAGCTCTCCCAGTGCTCCCTGGGCCGGCCCTGCGGTGTTCGGTGGCTGCACCTCGGCAGCTGCAATGCTGCCGACTGAGATCGTGCTGCCTTTGCCTGTTGCGCCGCTGGACGCCACACCACCGCCGGCGAAGTAGCCAGCGACTGACTGCCGCTGCCGTCTGAGCCATTCCTGCGTTGATGCGTCGGCCATCAGAACTGCATCCCCATCCCGATCAGGTTGTTGGTCAGCGTGCGCGGCGGGAACTGCGCACCGACCGGTGACAGGCTGCTGCCCAGCTGCAGCGTGAACTCGAAGTTGGCCTCTGATGCGCTGGTGATCTCACCGAGAAAGGTGGAGATCAGCGTCTGGCCAGCCGGTGGTGAGCTGACGCCATCGGCCACAGGGTCGAACTCGTAGGTCTTCACTTCAAACAGACGCGCCTGCTCCATCGCCAGATCAACGGCCTGAACCACGACGCTAGTGGCCGGCAGGGTCAGCGAGATGCCGCTTTCGTCGCCCGTGACGCCACTGGCCACACCGGAGGCAGTGAACGCCACATAGACCCAGCTGGCGCTGTCCCATGTGATGATCGCGTTGCTGTAGAAGTTCTGCCACCGCTGATAGGTGATGCCTGCCGCGTCGTAGATCCGCAGGAACTGAGACTGTGCTTTAACCATCAGGCAACCCCCACGGCACGACGGCCGGCATAGGTGCGCAGCCTGGCCATGGTGGCCGCTTCAGTCGCCCGCATGGCCCGCTGCAGGTCAGCAACGGTGACCCAGTTCTGGCCGTCAGCCTGCATCACAGGGCCGGTCTGGATGTTGATCTGGGCCGGTTGCATGGCAACATTGCCATTGCGAGCGGTGAGGTCGATGACACGCTCTCTGGGGTGCAAAATCGCTGGGAAGCCGCCTTTGCCGTCAATGCCACCCACCCTGGGGCCGTCGCCTGTGTAGCCACCACCGGCGAAGCTAGGCGCCGACTGCTGCGGGTTTCGGGTGACAGGGACGGTGGGGATTGTGGGGATGTTCACGCCGATGTTCCGCGCCAGGTTGATGGCTGCGTTCACCTTCTGGATGAAGCTGTTCAGGCTGTTGGCGACAAACGTCAGGATGCCATTCCACACGCTTTGGATCATCCGGCCAGCGGCGATGAACGGCGCTTTGATGGCGTCCGGCAATCGGTTGAAGATGTTGACGATCCCGTCCCAGGCATTCTGAGCGAAGCCGAGAACAGGCTTGACGTAGAAGTCCATGTAGGCCTGGGCCGCAGCCTTGAGGATGTCCCCGATAAACTTGAAGCCATCAACGAAGAACTGTCCGATCGCCTTGAGCGCATCTCCGATCTGATCGCGGAATGTGTAGATCGCAACGCCAGCAGCCACCAGCAGCGCAATCCATCCGACCGGACCAGTGAAGACAGCGGCGATGG